GCTAATAGTACTTTTGAAGAGGATATCATCAGCCAGCAGGCAGGCCCACAGCTTGTTGCTGAAGAACAAGAACCAGCACAGGAAGAAGTTCCTGCTGTAGATTATCAAGCTGAGGCTAAAAAGTTTCAGTCTATGTATGATCGGTCACAGGCCGAAAATGCCAGATTGCAACAAGGTGCTCAGATACTACAGCTACTAGAACAGAGACCTGATTTAGTTCAGGTTCTTGAGGATGGTATAGCCGGAAACAAAACACAACAGCAACCAGAGCAAACAGTAGGCAAGGATGATTTCAATCCTTGGGATGCGTTTACAGATGAAAACTCTGAATCAGGACGGTACGTTAATAACAAGATAGAGAATCTGGTACAACAGAGATTGCAATCTGCGTTATCCCAACAACAGCAACAGATACAGGCTGAAATGCAAATGCAAAACACTGTGAATGAACTGAGAGGAACTTATAAAATGTCCGATGATGACATTCAGGAGTTCTTGCAGTTTACGACACAGCCTAAAGAGAGAGTAGGTTTAAACAATCTAGTTAAACTTTGGCAGATGCAGAACGGTCAATCCGTTGCTAATAATGATACAATGGAAGCGGTAACTGCGGCACAGCAGGCTCCTCGCACAGCAGGAGTTCTCCAAGGAGAGCCACCAATGCCTAAAAAGAATGATACAGACAATATGTTTGATTCAATCATGGCAACCAGTAGCTCTGGAAGATTACCGTGATTAATAATAACCACATAACACAAAGGTAACAAAATGGCAATATCATTCAATTCTGGAGTATTAAAGTCCAGTGATATTACTGCTACTACCTCTGATGCTAGTGTAGGTCAAAGACCGGATAGAAGACGAATATTTAATTTCGGCGACAGAGTTGCCGAGTTGGTTCCAGAGGAATCTCCATTTTTCGTCTATCTAAATCAGGTTGCTAAAGCACCTACCGATGACCCAGTGTTCCGTTATTTAGAAAATCGTAACCGAATCAGTTTTACAGATCGCTCCTTGCTTCTTAAAGGTGCTGTAAATAGTGGTTCCGCTGTTTCCGCAGGTTCTTCGTATTCATTTACTGTTGATACTGCTGGTGGAGCCGCTGTCGAATACCTAGTAAAAGGTATGGTCTTGGCTATCGGAACGAAAGACGACACAGACGGATACGGTCAGGCATTAGTTAGAGTAGAGTCAGGAGTAAGTCATGCAAGTGCTGATTCATCATTTACTGGTAAAATAATTGATGTGTCTGCTGTCAGCGGAAGTAATGTTTTAGCTGATAATGACGTAGCTCAAATCATAGGTACTTCCTATGAAGAAGGTTCTGGTTCCCCCGATGTATTCTCTTCTGAAATAGAAGATGACTTTGGGTACACCCAGATTTTTAAAACAGCGGCAGAAATGACCAACACTGCTTATGCAACTCGCTATCGTGGGTATGCTGAAGAGTGGAATCGTATCTGGGCTACCAAACTGCGTGAGCACAAGATTGACATTGAAAGAGCTATGCTCTTTGGTCAAAAAGCTCGTGTAGGTGGTATCCAGTACTCTGAAGGTCTAGTCGGTCACATTGTAAAGAATGTGTCACCAGTAACAGATGATTCTGCACTTTCCTATTCTTCTGGAAATGCATATCATCGTAGTGTTGCACAAGCTGAATTAACATACGATAGATTACTCAGTGATCTTGAAGTTATTTTTGATCCAGCTAGAGGTGGGATGGCAGAGAAGCTAGTACTATGTAGTTTACCAGTCATTACATTCTTTAACAAGTTAGGTGATGGTGCGTTTCTTGATGCATCTATCGGATCTTCAAACAACATGCCTTTCAGACTAAACTTTGATTCAAGAGAAGGTGCTTTCGGACATTCTGTAATGGTGATTGATACCATTCACGGAAAGTTGAACCTTGTCAAAGAGCCATTGTTTAGAGGAATTGCATCTGGGTTTATGCTCATGGCTGATATGACACAGCTTGCTTATCGTCCATTAATTGGTAACGGTATCAATCGTGACACTCAGGTTATGACTAATGTACAGGCGGCTGATGAGGATTTAAGAAAAGATATGATCTTAACCGAAGCTGGTTTAGAGATTACTCTTCCTGAGTCACACGCACTGTTTAACCTAGAAGGGGTGTAAGATGATAGCTGATTATCTAAATAATAATAGCGGCAAAGCTGATTTTAAACTAAAAGTAGAGACTGTCAATGCGGCTAAAACCTTAACTGCTTTAGATTCTGGTAAGGTTTTTATGATTCAGCAAGACTCTGCTTATGAGATTACACTACCATTAGCGGCAACCGCTGGTGCAGGATGGCATGCTAAGTTCATCTTGTCTGAAGTTGCATCTAATGCTGTAACGATTGCTAACAATACATCTGAGGATACTATTGTTGGAACAGTAACAGGTGCCGATGGTGGTGCTGGTAGCAGTGCTGAGTCTGCTGTTGATGAGATTGTTTTCATCAGTGGTGCACAGTTAGGAGATCAGGTTGAGTTAGTTTGCGATGGTGCAATTTATTACGCCAAAGCACAAGCTCACGATGTCGCTCATATAACGATATCTTAATCCGAATACATAAGGATAACAGTAATAGGTACTGTGAGGGCTGTCAATAAAAGGCGGCCCTCAAAACCTAAAAGGATTGATTATGAAAAAATGTATACATTGTAATAAAGACAACAGAGGAGGATGGTTTTACTGCAAATCTTGTGGTAAACAGGCATCTGAAAGCAAGTTTACTACGAATATGTGGATGACCTCTGACTTAGGAAAGAGAACAGATATTGAGTTTTCTTCTCAAACTATGGATGACAATGTAAAAAGCATGAGAAAAAATTTAGGCTATGCCAGCTAAGAAAAAGCGTAAGTCTCCTGCTTGGCAAAGAAAGGCAGGCAAGAACCCTAAAGGTGGGTTAAACGCTAAGGGTAGGGCCAGTTACAATAGACAGACAGGGGGAAAATTAAAAGCTCCTGTTAAGTCTGGTGACAATCCTAGAAGGGCTAGTTTCCTTGCTAGGATGGGTAACATGCCGGGGCCTGAAAGAAAGAATGGTAAGCCCACACGGTTACTTTTGTCTTTGAGAGCGTGGGGTGCTAGTTCAAAAGCGGATGCAAGGAGAAAGGCAAAGGCTATTAGCAAAAGAAATAAAGCTAAAAAGAAGAGGAAGAAATGAATAAAAAAGTAAAAGCACCAAAAGGATATCACTGGATGAAGTCTGGTAGTGGTTTTAAATTAATGAAGAACCCTAGAGGTGGATATAAGGCACATAAGGGATCAAGTCTTATGGCAAGCTTTAAAGTTCAAATGACTCATTCCAACACAAAGAAAAAAGGAAAGTAAGATGAAACATGGTAAATCTGCTTACGGTGGTAAGAAAAAGATGATGAAGAAAAAAAAGAAAAAGATGGGTAAGAAAAAGAAGAAGTAATGGCTAAAAGAGTTAGTTGGATGTGGGGTGGTAAAAAACACTATGGAACATTGATAAGAGAAACTAAAACCCATAAGTTTGCCAGAACAAAAAACGGAAAGATTAAAAAGATTAAGAAGTAGTGCCTAGAAAAAAGAAAGATCCGAAAGTAGGTACTGGTAAAAAACCAAAGGGTAGTGGAAGAAGATTATATACTGATGAGAACCCAAAAGATACTGTAAGGATTAAATATGCAACTCCTGCTGATGCTAGAGCAACTGTTGCAAAAGTAAAAAGAATTAGAAAACCTTTTGCTCGAAAGATACAAATACTAACAGTTGGTGAGCAAAGATCGAAAGTGGCAGGTAAAAGAACTCAGGTTCAAATATTTAAAAAAGGTAAAGAAGCTATAAGAAGAGCTAACAACAGAAAAAAAAGTAAGCGTGGCAAGAAAATTTAAAAAAGTACCCAAGACTAAAAGAGGCGTTCCTAAGAAGTATGTAAGAGGTTCTAAGAATAAAAAGAAGACACAAGACGAGATATTAAGAACTAGAAAAATGTACAGAGAGGGTGCATTGACACCTGCGATGATGGATATGATCTCTAAGCAAAGGAGTAAAAGTGGCAAGAAAAAAAGCAGTAAAAAGAAAAGCAAAGCCAAAAAGAAAAGCAGGCGGTAGTAAAGCCGCTGTGATTGCTAAGTATTCCAAAAGCTCTGGAATATCTAAGGGTACACTATCTAAGGTTTACTCTAGGGGCTTGGGTGCATACTACTCTAGTGGTTCTAGGCCCGGAGTCAGTGCACATCAATGGGCCGCTGGCAGAGTAAGAAGTTTTGCTACTGGTAAAGGTGGTGCTAGAAAAGCAGATGCAGATTTAATTCGTGGTGGTAAAAAGAAAACAGCAAAGAAAAAAACTGTAAGAAGAAGAAAGAAGAAATAGATGGCAACATTTGAAGCACAAGTAGAAGCATTAACAAGTTTAGACATAGATGGTAGTAGTGCACCAACCCAAACAGAATTAAGCCAGTTCTTAACAGATGGTGCAAAGGAAGTACTAAATTCTTTGCCTAGGTCTAAGCAGTCCTTGTTTACAACTTCAAATGATTTGAATGGTAGTAGTCCAAACTTTACAGTTCTTGGTTCAGAAATATTTAGTGTTACTAGAGATGATGGCACAATCAATCAACCTTGCAGAATAGTAAGACCAGAGTTAAATGGAAGGATTAGAGATGCTGATGACATGATGGCGGCTACCGCTACAGACCCAGCATATTATATAACTAACAATATATTAAGTGTTGTGCCAGAGCCTACTAACGCTCAAAACGCTCATGTGCATACATTGAATTATCCTACGGTAGCATTTAGTGATAGCGTTATTGCAAAGTTTCCGGATGATGGAGAATATTTAGTTGCTCTTTATGGTGCTATTAAATCTCTTAGTAATAAATTAAGCACTTTGATAAAATCAGATTTAAGCATATCTGCATCAGCACCAAGTGCTCCTAGTCTGGCTACACTGTCTTATTCAAATGCCAGTAACTCAGATGCTAGTTCTAGTGCTGTGAGTGCTATTACCGTTTCTACGGTTTCTAAAGCAGATATTAGCGGAGATGTGCCAGCATATACAAAACCTAGCACTACTGTTAATTTTGGAAGTGGTAATAATTTTGATACGTTGCTAGGTACAAACGAAGATACTGAATTGGCCTCTGTTGAATTGCAAAAACAAAATCAATTACTTGATGCCCATAGAACTGATATACAGAATGAGTTAAATGAGTTTAATAAAGAGAATGTAAGGTATCAAGCTAATGTGCAGGCAGAGCTTGCAAAGCACAATACTGATTTACAGGTAGCATTAAGACAGGCCCAACTTGATGCCGCAGATGCACAGCAAGAAGCATCTCAAGCAACAGATGTAGATAAATTTAACAAATCACAAGATCAAGCGTTGGATTTGCAAAACAAAGCACAAACCTTACAAGCGGCTGTGCAAAATAATGACGATCTTGTATCTAAGTTTTTAGCAGAATTAAATAAATATAGTGCACAGGTCAATACTGAAGTGCAAACCTATTCTCAAAACCTTGAAAATAATCAACGTAATTACAACATCTATGCTCAACAACAGGCTAAATTACAGGCAGATTACGACAAAGGAATACAGGCGTTGAGATAATGGCGATACAATCACTAACAGTAAAACAGATTATTAGTAGAGTTAGACAGGTTTTTCCTAATGCACCTGAAACATATATCATGTCTTTAATAAATGATGCATTGAATGAGTTAGGTCAATACTCACAGAAGTCTATGTCTGCTAAGTTAAACATTGTTGCTAATCAAACATTTTATGATTTATCAGACAGTGCAACAGATTCTAGTAGCAATGCGATGGGCATCAATAAAGTTTATAGAGTAGATATAATGGATAACGATGGTGATTACATAAGGATACCTAGAGTTGTTGATGGGGAGCCTTTGATGTTTGATATCACATCTGAATCTGCAATAGAGGAGCCTTCATAATGGCAAGTAATATTAAGTATCCAGAAGACAAGGTTTTGTATTTTATTAGGGGAGATCACTTAGGCTTAATTACTACATTCTCTTCAACAAATGAGTCTAGGACTGACAGAAAGGCATATCAGGCATTTGACCACTCAGTTACCAACGGTATGCTTTTACATTACTATGGCAACCCAAGCAAGGTCACTGCGATTACTCAGACTCCAGATATAGACAACCTTTTTCATTCAGCAATTGTTGATTATGTAAAGAAGTGTTTATACATGGACAGGGCTGGTACAGAGTCAGATGCAGGCATGGCTCAGGTGTCTATGAATTTAATGATGCAACATGAAAGAAGATTTGATATGGCCGTAAAGAAATACGGCACCAAAAAGAGAAGTAAGACTGGAGGAACCAGAGCAGTCGTACCAGCAAGTTTTACTTGATATAATTGATTGATTATTTGTTTTGATGTAAGGTAAGTTACAGAACATATAATTTAACTATATGGATGCTTTAAGCGGTGGTGGAGGAATATAGGATAGATTATGGCAAACCCAAATAAATTCACCGCTAAGGAAGTTCTAAACAAAGTACTTCTAGACTCTTCAGGAAACGCCGTCACGGCAAACTCAGTAACCTCACAAGAAGCACTAAACAGTGTTTTAGATACTACAAACAACAGATTAAATATGTCTCTAGCCGGAGGTACGATCTCTGGTGATGTAACTATATCTGGAGACTTAACTGTTAATGGTAGTGCAACTAACTCTTACGATGAAATAGTTAATGGAGACCTTCATGTAAAATCAGATTCTGGTAATTCTACTTCTGCATTTTTAGTAGAGAAGAATGATGGAACAGATGTAATGGTTGTGGATACAACTAATGAGCAAGTAAAGGTCGGAGATAACTTTATTGTTAATGCTTCTGGAACTACTCCAGTATTAACAATTACTGGTACAAGAAATGATATATTATTTACAGAATCTGATACTACCAACTTAAATACACTTGTACGACAACAAACTGGTTTATTTAGAATAGACACAATTAATGATGCTTTAGATACATCTCAAATAAGATTTACAATTGACCATTCAACTGGTAATATATCTATAGGTTCGTCTGAAGATTCTTCAAAATTTTTACAATTTAAAAGAGGTGGAAGCGGAAGTGGTGTTGTTAGAGGTAGCATAGGCACTAACAATAGCAAATTAAGTTTTATAGGTGGAAGTGGTTCAAGTTCTCATATGACTTTGGATTCGTCAGGGAATTTTGGTATAAATAAAACAAGCCCAGAGGAAAAGCTACACGTTGCTGGTAATGTAAAATTATTTGAATCTGGCAATACAGCAGATAAAACATACTCATCTACTGGTGCTGGTTTATTTCTTACTTCATACCAATCAGATAGTGGTTCCCCATATACAAAAACAACAGATATTGTAGCTGGCTCAGATGGCACAGTTCCTTCAGAGATAAGATTTTTTACAAGAGCAAGTGGGAGCAGTTCTTTAACAAATGCAGTAGTAATAGACTCTAATCAACAAGTTGGTATAGGTGCAGTTCCCACAAATAACCTTCATATTGAAGCAGATTCTGGAGATGAAGGTATAACCATCCACAGTGCTGGAGACACTGGAAATGCAATTACAATTGATGCAAATAGGTCAAGTGCTGATGCTGGTATAGGTACAATGCTTGGTAAATGGAATGGCACTCTTATTGGATATATGGGATTCTTTAGTGGTGCAGATACTTCTAATAAAGATGATGGTGTACTCAAATTTGCCACAACACCATCTGGTGGCTCTGCTACTGTTGCACTTACCTTGGGTTCAGATCAATCGGCTACTTTTGCTGGTGATATATTTATAAGTAATTCAACACCACTACTACGATTAGATGATTCTGATGTAAGTACAAATGTTTCATTAGATGGTTCTGGTGGAATTGTAAAACTTGCAAGTCATACTGGTCAAACTATTAGATTCTTAATTGGTAGTACAGAGGTTTCAAGATTTAGTTCGTCAGGAAATTTGGGTATAGGTTCGGATAATCCAGTAGCAAAGTTAGTCGTGTCTGATGGTGGCAATGCTGGGATTGAACTACAACCAGAAATTGCTACAGATACTAATAGGATTACCAACTATGACAGAACAGCAAGTGCCTATATGAATTTTAGGTTAGATGCCTTAACTCAACAGTTTCTGATTTCTGGTACTGAACGTATGAGAATTGATTCCAACTCCAGAATCTCACTAAGTAATAGTGATAGTGGTACAAGCAATACGCTATTTGGATACCAAGCTGGTAATGCAATAGCAGATTCTGGAAGCACTGGGAATGTATTAATAGGACACAGGGCTGGTAGAATTGCAAATAACTCTGCATTTGACAATAACGTAGCAGTAGGTTTTGAGGCTATGCAAGGCGTTGGAGCAAGAAATCTACAAGGTGCTGTTGCTGTTGGTTCAGGTGCACTTAGACAGTGCGATAGTGGTGCCCCAGACGGAACAGTGGCTATAGGTTTTCAGTCTTTATACAGCTTGACAACTGGAGAAAAAAATGTAGCTATTGGTTTTGAATCAATGCTTTACCAAACAGATGGGGCTAATAATACTGTAATAGGATACAACGCATTAAAAAATGCAGATAGTGGTGAGTCTGATAATGTTGTAATTGGTAAAGAAGCTGGTATAAATATTAATCACGCCAGTGCTGATGCAAATGTTATTATAGGTTCAAATGCTGGGTTTGGTGGAGCTGGGCCAATGTCTGGTTCTGTTGCCATAGGTGCTAATGCTATGAATAGCACTGGTGCAAATACTATAACAGGCACAATTGCTGTAGGTTACAATTCTTTAACTGCGTTAACCTCTGGAGCTGGAAATACAGCAATCGGATATCAAGCTCTACAAGGTCATACGACTGGTGCAAGGAATACTGTAGTTGGCTACCAAGCAATGGATGGAACTGGAGGAGCAACTGTATTAGATTCTAATGATAACACATTTATGGGATACCACGCTGGTGGTGGAACTTGGACTACAGCAGTTTGTCAGTACAATGTAGGTATTGGTAACTATTCACTAGATGGTGCTATGAATGGTGCAAACTTAAATACAGCAGTTGGTTATGGTTCATTGGGTGCAGTAGTTAGTGGTGATAGGAACGTAGCAATAGGAGCAGATGCTGGTAGTACATTAACAACAGGATTTGACAATGTTTGTATCGGTAGAGATTCAAATGTTAGTGCAAATGATGCACAAAACAGAATTGCCATTGGTAAAGATGCTGTTTCTTCAAATGATAACGTAGCAGTAATTGGTAATTCTTCTATAACTGATGTCTTAATGGCGCAAGATGGAGAAGCAACTATTCATTGTGCTGGTGTAAAGTTTCCACCTAATAATGCTTTACCAGATGCAAATGCAAATACTCTTGATGACTACGAAGAAGGCACTTGGACACCAACTTTTGTTAGTGCAAGTGGACACGCTCCAACAATATCTGCCACTTATGTAAATGATTTTACAAAAGTAGGAAATGTGGTAACTGTATCATTGTACATTGCTTTTAGCAATGATGGCGGAGGAACAGATGGAGTTCAGATTTCAGGATTACCTTTTGCCATACCAGCAAATACGTTCCATATGGTTCCAGCTGTATTTAGGAGAACAAACTTTACAAGCAATATTATGCAATATGGTTTAACAGTTTCTAGTACAGATGATATAGGATTTTATTATACAAATGCAACTGGAGATAGAGTTGGACTTACATACGATGATATAGATGTAGCAAGTAACAATCTTATTTTGACATTCACATATTTAGATGCTTAATTGGATAATTAAGTGGAACTAATAAGGAGTAAACAATGGCTTTAGAAAAAAAGAAAACATACGATTATGAAGTGCGTGGAGAATACAAATGTATTCAAGAACGCTGTAAAACATCTATAATGGAAGATGGTAAAGAAATATCATATTCATACCATAGAAAGGCATTTATGCCAGATGCAGATGTAAGCGGTGAGTCTGATGAATTAAAAGCATTGGCAAATGCATTGTGGACAGATGAAATTAAGAAAGCGTATGAAGATAGTAAATTTGAACCAGAAGAAGAATCTGGAGAATAAAATGTGTAAATGCTGTAAATGTAAAGATTGTAATTGTTAACTAAACAAGGAGTCAATAATGGCTAAAGAAAAAAAAGAAAAGCCAGTTATTAATCTTGATGGTAAAGAGTATATCATTGAGGACTTAACTGATGAACAGAAGATGATGGTAAATCATATAAACGACATACAAAACAAACAGGCATCTAATGGATTTATTGCAGACCAGCTTAGAGTAGGTCACGATGCATTTGTTAAGATGTTGAAAGAATCATTAGAATCTGAAGAGGTTAAAGAAGACTAATGCTTATAAGGAAAAGTTCTCAGGGTCATTACTTACGACTATACAGAAACAGCACTCCCGGTGTTACTAGGAAAAAAACATACGCAGATGGTACGACTGAGACCCTGACTTATCCTTCTAGATATAAATATTTTTTAGTAGTAGATGGTGAAGTTGTTCAAAGAAGTAATAGTTGGGCAACGATTGAACAGGCTTATGTTGATGAATGTGACGATAGTCATGGTGGAGGTCATGGCAGATTAGACCCCGGACACCATCATCTTATTAATTGTGTGGCTACGTCACAGTCTGATTATCCTACGATGGATAATACAAAAGCAGAGATACAAGATTTTTACGATAAACGAGGTATTTCATACTCTAGTTCAGAAACTAAATCAGAGTTGTTGTCAAGGATAGTTCCAATGATGGCTGGAGATGAAGAAGTCTCAAAACATATAAAGGTATAGATATGAAAAAGATAATGGCTTTCTTAATTGCTTTTTCTTTTATAGGTGGCACGCCTTCTGATTCTTTTCAATACGACCAGTTGGCGATGAGCGAAGAGATAAAGAAGAAAAAAAAGAAGAAAGGTAAAAAGCTTAAAAACAAAGGCAAGAAGAATAAGAAGAAAGGTTTCTTTTCAAAGGTGTTTGGTTCTAAGTAATGAGTCTTTACAAATACACACAGAAAGAGGCCGCCAATTTACTAATAGGTCAGAATGGTTTTGATGTTATAGCAGAGCATGATACCAATGTTGTCAATCCAGATACAGGTTCTTGGATTGCTATACAGGCATTAGGTAAAGACTCTAGTGGTACGACTGAGTTTCTTAAAATAAAAGCAACATCTAATATAGGTGATGACATTAGTTCCTTTGTTAACCTGATACCCGGAGAGATACTGTATGGAAACTTTAGTGGTATTGTAAATCATACAGATTCTACAGCAGTATGCATAGCTTACAGAGGGTAAGAAGGACAGAGAGATTAAAAAGGAGAGCAAAGATGAAAAGTCCCTTAACTGATTTAGTAACTTGGCAAAAAGAAACTGGTCAACTAGATGGCTGGACAGCTTATCATTTAGCCGCTGGTGCATTTCTTTGTAAGCTTTTTCAGTGGTGGGGATGGACTGATTTCTGGTGTGTGATGGGAGTATTTATTATTGGTGTTCTTTGGGAAGTGTTTGAGTATTACATAGAAAATTGGAAGCCGTATGGCAGTAAAAAGAGATGGGCATATAATACCCTTGCTGATATTGTAGTAGAAACTGCAATAGCATGGTGGATAGTGCTATGAGTCAAATAACAAAACAAGTTAAAAAGAGAGGGTTTGAAGTTGTTAGTACGAGTTATGGGATTCCTGTTGTGTATGAGTATGACAGGAGGGTGCAGTCACGGGTGGAGCGTAGCGGGTTACGAAATAACACCGCAAGATACGGTTACAAATACAGTATTTATAGAGGTTATGGGAGTTGATTCAGTTTTGCATTACTATCATGGCAAAGTGTATGAAACATCTAATTGGTGTTGGATACATCACCAGTTTGAAGATGTGGTGAAATGAGTGGAAAGCCGGATACCGCCAGAAGCTATCGTGCTACCGTTCTTGATGATAACGCCATTGTATCTATTAATCTTAAATGGCTTGCTCAGGGATGTGTTCTTGTGGCAGTATTGGTCTATGGTTATTGGCAGATTGAAAGTCGGATTAAGGCGTTGGAAAATAAAGTGGCTTCTGCGGATGAACAAATTGAAAACTTACTTAGTAAACATATTGTTGAAGAAAAAGCGGAAAGGGAAGAACTAGCACAGAAAGTAGCATTTTACGAAAAAGAGTTAAATCTAAACCCATTTAGTTGGGGTAAGAAGAAGCGGAAATGAATCATAATGAGTTTCAGATTATTGCAGAAGAATTATTTGGAAAAGCAGTATGGCTGGCTTTTGCGTATTTGGGCATATCTATCTTTAAGGGACTCATTCTTAATGTCTACGAAGGTCTTATGGTTTTTATTGGGAATGATTTTAATCAAGATGACGTTGTATATTTGGGCCCAGAAGAACGGCCTGCTAGAATTGTTCGTATGGGAATTAGAAAAACTGTTTTCTATATGAAGGACGGAGATGGCAGGTGGACGATTAAGATGGCAGTTCCTAACGAGTCCTTGAAAACAATGGTAATTAAAAAAGAGTTACCAAAAAATGGTGGTAGGTTTCATAGCATAACAGGACAGGAAGATGGAAAATAAAGATATATACCAAGTGCTGGTAAAGCACGATGAAAGATTAAAAAACATATACTCTACTTTAAATAGGATTGAAAAACACTTAGATAAGTTAAATGGCAAAGTGGAAAGGCACGAAACAGGCATAGCAAAGATGCAAGTCTGGGGTAGTGTAGCCTTAGTTACTTTTCCAATAGTAATCAACGCAATAATGAGGTTAATGTAATGGATATTAAATCAATGTTAGTAAAGCTTGCAGAAGAGCAGGCAGACAAGATGAAAGAAGAGGCAATCAATCACCTTGCATCAGATGAGATGTCAGAGAGTATTGCTACTGCAATTAACAAAAAGATTGACATCCCTTTCGTATCTGAAGAAAAAGAGCAAATTTTCTTTGAAAAAATGGTAGACGTTGTAACAGACGTTATAGAGGGATTATTCAAAGGTAAGTAGTGCCTAAAAGACTGTACCAATTAAATGACTTTAGCGGTGGGTTAAACACCGTTAAAGACATTGCTGACATTGCTGACAATGAAGTAAGCACCGCTTCAAATGTAATGTTTAATGTTTATGGTGGTATACAACCAGCGTATAGCATGAAGGACAGCACTAATAATAAAATAACTGCCTATGCTAACGATGAGATAGCTACAGTACAGCCCGGATATGGATTAGGCTATTTTGAAACAGATCATGTTAGAGACCCTGTAACTGTTTCACAAACCAGTTCTATTACAGGAACCGCTAGCAGTGAAGGGTCTGCCACTGGTTTTATTGGCAGAGTAAATAGCGATTATGGTGGCATGGTAGAGCTGGAGTATAGACAGGGTGGAGCTCAACAAAACTTAGCAAATTCTTTCCCGATAGGCTCTACTGTTTTAATAACAGTTTCAACTTTTATTTCAGATGCTATAAGGCCCAATGGTCAAGGATTATATCGTGTTGTAAATACAAATGGCAATAATATAGTTTTTGACAGGGTTATTGACATTGCATTAGAGGGAGGTACTCCTCAAAACTATTGGGGAGCCACATTAAAAGGCGTGACATTAGGCGATCAAGTTATTTTATTAGCGGATCCTGCGGCTCACAACATTGATGTCTTTTCTACTAATGCAAATAATTATACACACAATGTGATTACGTTAAATTCAGTAACTGTTTCCGGAACCCCGTCCAAGGTTAAATATTATAAGGTAGAAGAGTCCATAAGATGCTGTGATACTGCTGAAAAAAACGGATCTAAAATACAGTGGTATGGGTGGATACAGAGGAGGCATTTTAGCAACCTTAGCAACAGCAACACCGGAGCGACTACTGATGATAACTCTTATATGGATTATTTTCCAAAAGATAATGATCTTGCAAGGCCAACACACACAGTGCTTTCTAGTAGTACGGGAACTGCTGGTGCAGTATCTGCGTATCCAAGTGCAGGTGCAGGTTTTAGGATGGCAATAGCAACTGAAACCGATCAAGATGGACTAATAGAAGCGGGAACTTATGAATTTGCATCTACCTTTATTTATGACAACAATCAAGAGTCTTTACCTTTATCATATTCAAGCACGCACACGGTTTCAGAAGAGAACGAATTTAAGGCTCTATCTGTAAACATTGGTGCTACAAGTCCATACGACCCTAGAATATCTGGTGGTAGAATATATATTAAAAAACAAGGTGATGACTCTGAGTTTATTATGCTTGTAGACATAGATCTTACAAAAGGTGCTAGGACTAAGCTTTCAGATGATTATACTGCATGGCACGATTCTGGCAGTTCAAATTTCAACTGCCCTACTAACGGAGCCTCTGCAAACTTTAGGGTTACAGAGCTTGGTTTTATTACCTACGAAGTAATCAATGGATTTAGTTCTAGTATATTTAGCAATGCCTTGGGTGATTCTGGAGAACATTGGAAAGATGCAGTAGTTGCAAATAATAGAGTGTTTGTGTGTAATGTAACGATGAAAGATGAAGACACTGGTGACACCAAATCAGATGCGACATTAAGATATTACCCAGATAGAATCATGTATTCTATGCCTAACAGGTACGATACATTTCCATCTACTAACTTTATAGAGGCGGCTAAAGGTGATGCAGATGTGTACGTTGCAATAGAAGCGTATGCAGATAGATTGTTAGCATACAAGAATAAAAGTTTAGACATTATTAATATAGCCGGAGATGACCGTAACTGGTTCTTAGAGGACAGTAAAAAGTATCAGGGTGTGTTGCATCCAGAAGCAGTAAAAAGAACCCAGTATGGCATAATATGGGCCAATAAGCAGGGTTTGTATTTGTACAATGGATCTTCTATAACAAATCTAAAAGAAAATAAAATTAGTGATAGCGATTGGAGCACGCATGTTGGTTCATTTACAGGAATCATATACGACGAACAAGAGTCTATGGCCTTTGTGATTAAGAGTCTTGATAATGACGGTGATGCTTATATGTGTGATTTAAAAAGGGGAAACTTTACACTTATTAATAATTTTGTCTTTGATTCCAATGACGGTCTTACAAACTCAGTAGATACGGAAAGTAACAACACATTAATAGGGCATGATTCTGGAAGTTCTGTTGATATATTTCAGATAAGCAGAACTGTAGTTGCGGCATCTGCAAAGTTCCTAACAAAAGCTTTAAGTTTTGGAGACATACATCAAGTTAAAAAGGTGTACGCTGTCCACATTACTTATAAATCAGATGTTGCATTAACTGGCATGTTTCAATTAGTTGAGGAGGATAACACATCTACTGCACTTAGCGGAACTATATCAGCAAGTTCTAGTAACTGGGCTAAAGTTAAGCTTACCCCATCTTCTCCAGTTGTTTGTAATAAGATTTCACTACGTCTTGCTACTAACCCCACAAGCGTTAAAGTATATATTAATGATATTGCAATAGAGTATAGAACCCTCTATAAGAAAGGTTCTTGATGGACAGGGCTACTCGATTCATTGCCAACAGAAAACAGGATAAGATTAGAGTTGTAAGAGAACAGCCTTCTATTCAGTCTATGAGAGAAGGTGAAGAGGTGCTGTACTTTAGAAATCGTGGTACCCTTACAAGATACAGAAAAGAGCGTGGTAAGATTTGGACTTCTGATATGCACGGTGGTCGCAACAAACAAGAAGAGGGCACGTTCACTGCATCGAGACTAGAGTACAAATCATCATTTGTAGACTATAGAATGTTTTCCCACAATTTTACAGATGATTTACCAGCTACAAAAGTATACATACCTTGGCAGGGCACAGCAGAACAGACAGGGGTTCCAGAAGCACGATCTTCTTTTTTAGCTCCATTCAACATGACCTGTCACAAACTTATGGTAAGGATTCCAGAGTTAGCCGGTGCCAGTTCCCAAAGTACTGATATAGTTTTTACTATCGAAGAATCGGCAGATACAGATGCTCAACCATCCACAGTTTGCACATTTGATTATCAATCTAGTATAGCCACAGATACTAATATTGTAATCAATAGATCGGATTGGGACTCCACTCCTAAAATTGCTTCTGGTAGCTTAGTTCACATAGGGATGAACGCAGATAGTGACAATATTACAGATACAGAAAGACACTTTATAATAACGTCAGTATGGAAGACAATCGTAACAATATAATCTTTATATTATGATAAAAGTTTTATTAAATTCAAAGGAATCACACCATGTATAATAGCTCTGACAAATCAAAAGGTTATATGCCAGTTCCTTCTGGCCCAAACATGACTGGTTTTGACATGGGTAAAACATCCAGTCTAATGGAGATGATGCAGACTGGTGGACAGACTACAGCAGGTGGGGCCGCATTGGCCCGTGCATTACAAATGCAGAAAGATCAAAAAAGGTTAGAGAAAGCACAAAGAAGAGAAGCTGATAGACAAAAGAAAGGTGGTTTATTTGGTAGCGTTCTTGGAACTGGATTGGGATTGGTTGGCGGTGCCATAGGACTTGGCCCTGCTGGCGTTGCTTTGGGTACCGCACTTGGTCAAGGAATAGGTCAAAAATTAGGAGCTGGAAAATCAAGGGATGTAAACACAAGTGGTACTGTATTTGGACAACAATCATTTAGAGATGTAGAGAAGGCCAGTCGTGACTTTACAAGAGGTATTGGAAAAAGAGCTTTGGGACAAGGTTTAATGGCTGGTGCAACAGCAGGATTAACTCCCGGTGGTGGACTTTATGGGCAGTATAACCCATTGACATCCTCTGGTCGAGAGGGCATTAAAGCTGGGTTACAAGGTTTAGGTGTTACGGGTTACACAGAGGGTCAGGGGTTATTTGGATTTGGGAGGCCTTTATATGAGGGTAGCGATGTTCCTTTAACTTATGCGGGTAGCCCTACATTTTTTGATAAGGCGGCAAAGTCAGTGAGAGGTTTTCTTGGGCTTGAAGATGGTGGACTTATTGGTTATTTAGAAGGCGGTTTAACTGGGAGTATGGGATCTGGTGGACAAGATAATGAAGAAAATTTAAGTAATATAGAAGAGATGCTGGGCTTTGAGCTTACCCCGCAACAAGAAGCTTTGTTTCAAGCTCGTGATACATCGGCCATTACCAGAGGTGCTGAACAATTAGGTCAAAGCCTATTGGGAATGACTGGAGGTCAAGGACTTGCTAGTGCTGGAACAGGATTTGGAGCTGGTCAAAGTGCCATATCTCAAGCGGTAGAAGGCATGCAACAATCTTACGATCAAGGAATAGCAGATGAGGCAAAGGCTTTTGAGTCTCAAGTAAAAGGAACTGCGGCTGATCTTATAGCTGGTGGTGCAGAATTTAAAACTGCTGGATTGCAACCACCGACTACAACTCCTTCAGGTATCACTTCTCTTGGAAAGATAGAAACTGGCCCAGATGGTAGGCAGTATATCTGGCTTGGAGATGATAGAGGATGGAACTTTGTGGGTGATTTATAATGCCGGGACACACTAGAAGTATATATAGTAGAAGACAGCGTATGGCTCCCGGCCAATACGACAATCCTCTTGCAGACTTTTTAGACAACCTCCCCGGTTATATAAATCAATTCCAACAGAATCAGTTAGCACTTGGTAGACAACAACTCCAAGAGCAAAGATATCAAGACTCTATAGCTAGACAGAATAGATTAGATGCTGAAAATCAAAAGCGTTATGAAACAAGTCAGGCATTAGCGGCTAAGGCAGTAGAAGAAAATAATAGACGTTTTGAGATACAGCGAGAAGATATAGATATAAATAGGAGAAGAGCAGACGATCAATTTATAAAAACTAATGTAATGAGTTTGGTTAGAGCTGGTAAATATGGACTTGCCGAACAAATGCTCTCTGGATTAGAAGGCCCAGAAGTTGAGTCTCTTGGAGCTGTTATAAGACAGGAGCGAGATAGTAAAGAAGAATTAGATTCTGCTTTTAAAGATGTTAGGAAGTTATATTACGATCCAAATGTTTCTGTGTATGAAAAGCAAGACAGGCTCAATAGTTTTCAAGAAAAGTATTCTGATAGGTTTGAATTAGGTAAAGGGATTGATGACTCTATAACAAGGTTTATAAGTGCTACCAACTTAAAGGCAGAGGCTCAAAACAGAGGGTTTAGACCTGTAGAAGAATGGATCACTGTAAAAGGTGGCAGGGAAGATATTGCAACTTATGAAAATGCCCTATCTGCAATAAAAGAAGCTCAAAAAGAGATGGGTAAATTGGAGGCTGGAGTTGAAGGGGTGTTCGGTACAAAAGAAAAATTTCTTGAAATTATAGATAAGAATGAACGTATTGTACAACGACTAAGGAACAAACCTCAGTACAAATTAGAAACTCGAAATCAATATAACGAGAGAAAGAAAATGGAAAAATTACCGCTGGGAGCTATGATACCATTGGGAGTAACTCAAGATCAATTTTATGCAAGTTCCGCATTTAATCAAGGAACAGATGAAGAGTTCCTGCCTTCCTCTGAGAATGATATGGCAGATTTTGAAGATTCTTTAAATAAAGAATTAGATCAAATTGTATCTAGCCCCTCTGAAGAAAAAATAGAAGAGCCAAAGAGTACTTTACAGAATATACTAAATTTACCAGAAGCTCAGGCCGCTAGAAGAAGGCCATTGTCTATTGTAGATCCTATTAGAATTGCTAGGCTTCTTAATCCGAGGTAATACATGCCTACAAAACCGCAGGATTATAGAACTTTCTCTAATTCCTTAGATAAGTTATATCAAAACCCAAGCTCTGTATCACAACAAACAATAGATCGTTTTTACGACACCTCAGATTACCTAGAAGAAGATTCTAAGTATGAAAACTCTTCTTTTAGCCTTGCTGATTTTTACAGAGAAAGAGACAATCAAATAGAAAAAGTTAAAGTTTCTTCAGATGATGAAACGCTATATGGGTTTCAAGCACCTTCTTGGACTCCAGACTGGATAAAAGCTGGTTATAACAGAAGCATAACTGGTATGTCTATAAAAGCAATTAATGGTGAAAAGATAAAAGAATACGATTTAAATGTTATGGAGGATATAGGTGCCACCATTATTTCTATGGTACAGCCGATTGATTTTGCAACTGGTATTATTGGCGGTGGAGTAGGTGGATTAGCGGCGAGACAAGCATTAAAAGCAGGCACAAAAGAAGCTTTGAAAAAAGGTTTGTCTAAAACGGCAACTAATTCACTTATAGCCAATAAATTAGATGATACTGTTGTAAAGCAAATATTAAAAAACACACCTAATAAAGCCATTCAAGTAATGACCGGTGCTGGCATTAAAGAGAATATAGCTAGAAAAGCAGTTGAGAAGGCTGGCCCAAGAGTGGTGCAAAGAGCCTTAATAGAGGGTGCAAAAGGATCTACTGGCTTAGGGTTTTATCAAGGTTTGTCTACTGCATCTTACGATAAAGTAACTACAGGCGATATTGATGAGGTAAAGGCATTAAAGGAAACTCTAAAGGGGATGGCATTGGGTTCAGTGACTGGTGCAAGTTCACCAGTTGTTAAATCAGCTTTGAAAAATTTAAATCCTCTAACTCAGGAACTAGCATCGAAAGCTGTTGAGACTGTAGAATTTGGCACACTATCTCCTGTTTTAAATGGACAAGACATAAATGTAGAAACCTTAGTAGAAAGTTACATTCATGCGGCGGGTGTTGTTGGTGGATTAACTGCTCAAAAAAAGGCTTATGCCTTTGCTAAAAAAGGTATAAAATCAATTAAAGAAAAGCAGTTTGATAGTCCAATGGATGCCGAGACTGCCGCTAGGTATGTATTAGAAAGCGAATTACCAAATCAGCCAAAGGGAGCAAGGAAGACCAGTAGAGACTTAATAGAATCTCAAGAAGTGTTTGTTGATAAGTATGGTACAAAGTTTGATAATTTGAAGTTTTCAGAAGGATCCAAAGAAGTAACTCTAAGAAATGTAAAGACAAAAAAAGTTGACAAGCTTAATTACGACCAATTCGATGATCTTTTATTTAGGAGACAAAGCAGAGCAAGGACAGTAGCGGGTCTTTCTAAAAGTAGAAACAAGCAAATACTAGATATTAAAGATAATTTAAAAATTACAGACAATAGATTTAAAGACTATATAGATGCGGTTAGACTGACTGATGTAGACCCAAAAATAAAAAATAAATATTCTTTAAATAGCCTTGGCGGTGTAGAGAAACTAAAGCTCTTAAATGAAATGAGGCATGAAAAGAGAATATCTGATTTAAGTAAAAGTTTTTTAGATGCTGGATGGGAAGGCAGTCTTTTACCAAAACAAAGATTGATCGATCAAGTTTTACCAAATTTACCAAAAGCTTACAGGCAAGCAAAAAATAGAGCCACTACACAATTAGAAGTTATTTCTTTTAGGGATATAGATAACTACAATGTAAGAGAATTGACTTTGCTTGGTGGTTACTTACAGCAGTTACAAAGTGCCGGTGCATTTAAAAGGGGTCTTTTCAAAAAACAAGCATTGTTAGATGATGCCAAAAAACTTGCAGATCGTTTAGAAGACCCTAGTTATGCTAACCCAAAGAATAAAGACTTACCAGACTTTAAAAGAGTTTCTGAGGTTAGACGGATCTTAGACAAGATTTGGGACGATGCAAATAGTATAGGAATTGACCTTGGCCCAAAAGAAGAGTTTTATTTTCCGAGGATGATAAAGCCTGAGATATTAAAAATATTTAATGCGGACATAGCTAAGTTTGGTAAAGACAATTCATCTCTCGCCTTCGATTCAAAGGGACTTTCTAAAACCAGAGAGTTTCAAGATTTAGTTGCTGGGTATATAAAGAATAAAGAGTTTGATGAGGCGACAATAAAATCTATAAAAAAAATAGCAGGCATTGCTGAAGATGCTCCTGAACCTAAAACTAGAGCACAGCAAAGAGATGCAAATAAAAGAATTGCTGAGGCTTTTGATACCTTTTCTAAAAACATTACTGTTCAGTTTAGTAGTAAAGCAAAGAATTTAGAGTTTGCTAGAAAAAATATAGATATTCCACAAGAGTTTTTTGAACGTGATGCAAGGCTTGTGCTGTCACGATATGCTAAACAAGCATCTTCTAGAATAGCAGAGGTAGAAAATTTTGGAGTAAGAGGGGAAAGGATATATTCAAGAATATCAGCACTGAGAAAATCTGCTATTAGTGCAAGGCAAGAAGGAAAATCTGATTTAGCAAAAAGACTTGAAAATTCTGCAAAGACTATAGATTTTTTATTTAAATCTGCTACAACTAGAATAGAATTAGATCCTGACTATAACTACAAGTCATCATTTGCTAAGAAGTTTTGGAATAATGCAGTTGATTTTCAAATAGGAACCAAGATAGGTCTTGGGTTTGCGACAATACCAAATTTAACTCAGCTATCTATATCTACAGCCATCAGAACTGGATATTATCCATTGATGAGAGCAATGGTTAAACTAGCAACAGATCAACAATACAGAAATTTAGTAAAGAAATCTGGAAGCACTAACCTGTCTGTATTTCAGCAAATGCATAATCTAGAACCAACAGATACTTTCTTTGGCAAGTTTGCAGACATAACAACAAAGGCTTCGGGATTTCAAAAAATAAACGAATTTAATCAACTGATTTCTGCGGCGGCGGCTAGAGAGTGGATAAGCTCATTGAGAAAAACAGCCAACGGAAAGAGTGCTTTATTAGATGTTGGGTTTCAAGTTCCTAGATTGTTAGGTGGCAATAGAATTAGTAGAAGAGAATGGGCTATAAATACGTTAAGAGAATTAGGGATATCTGATTATAGAAAGCCTCCAACAGAAAGACAGTTAGTAGAATCTATGTATAGATTCTCAAGAGATAGTCAGTTGCAAAGAAATGTTTTGAATGAACCATTGGTTACACAAGACCCTAGATGGAGACCTTTTTTCCTATTTAAAAAGTTTGGTTACAAGCAATTTAATTGGGTTAGAGAGCAGTTAGGTGAAGAGGTTTCTCGTGGTAATTTATTTCCTATATTAAGATTAGGCATGGCTGGTATGGCTGGAGGAGAAATGGTTTCTTATGCAAGAGACCTGTTGTCAACTTGGATATCAGGTGATGAGATATATGACAACAATAGATATATATTACCTTACCTACCAAAGAAAATGCCTTTTTCCGATGTGGGGCCAGAACAGTTTATAGATATATCAGAATTAACTATTGATGACTACCTTGACAGATTTGCATCTGTAGGTGCATTAGGTATTGTGAGTGATATAGTCGCAAATGAAAACAAGGTAAGGGCATTAGAATTTGCATTTAAACCTGCTGTAGTTCAAGATTTTGAAAAGATTTGGAGTGCGATGACAAGAACAATGGAAGATACCAAAACCTATGGAGTGGGAGCTGTAAAAAGAATACCTAAGTATATCGCACCTGTAACTGGAACAGCTCCAAGAAGATTTTTACAGCGTTATGAAACTACGGGACAAAGAGTTGAATATGTAAAAAGAATAAAAGCTCTAAGACTTGGTGAGATACGAGATGCAATTATAGAAGGCAATAGCAATAGAGCAGTTAGAATTATACAGGATTACAATAGAACATTTGGATCTGAAAATCCTATTTTGTATGATGATTATGATGCAGACTCTATTACTGAAAGATTAATAAATAGAATAAAGAAAAGACAGACCAACATAAGAAGGTCTAACCCTTAGCCCTTTCGTAAAACTCTTCAGCCCATTCTGGAAACCCATGCTTCTTCCAGAAGTCACCTAGATTTTCCCAGTACACATCTATTGATATAAATTTATTTTGTAGATCTCTCATAATCTTAGTGATTTCGTCAGCCTGTTCTTTTGTCAGTTCTCGCTGTTCTTTTGGAAACTCATCTAATATATCCATT